TCAGTCGACGGACTGCACGATCACGTAGCCGACCACGAGCGCGAGCCCGACCAGCACCGCGATCAGCACTCCCCAGTCCGGACCCTTGCGACCTTCAGCATCCTCACCCATGGCGGTGACCGTATCCGGCCGGGCGCGCAGAAGCCCCGCCGCTCGAGGCCGGGGAGAGTCGGCCGAGCGGCGGGGGCTGGTTCTGGCCCGCCACCGGGGGCGGGTGGCGGTCAGGTCGGCTGGTAGAGGATGTCGACGCCGTAGAAGGCTTGGCCGAACGTGCCGGAGGGGAACGAGTTGGTCGAGCCGACGGCGAAGCGGCCGTTGGAGTTCTTCGACCAGGTGCCCTCGGCCTCGTTCTGGGAGATCATGCGGGCGGCGCCGTCGCTCGAGGTGTAGCCGGCGGTTCCGGTGAACGCTCCGGCGATTCGGCCGTAGCCGCCGGCGGTTTGGAACGACGCGCAGATGAGTGTGCCGGCGGTGACGGGCACGGAAGACTCGAGCTCGAAGGTCTTCCACCCGGACCACGCGGCCTCGTCGATGGTCATCGTGGCGAGCTGGTTCTCGAACTGCACGCCCCACAGCGACGCCTGCCGGCTGGTCTTGGTGGCCATCGCTGGGTCGGCCCAGATCCGGAACCCGAGCACCGTGATGTCGGCGAGCGCTTCGACCAGGGTGCCCATCGTGTAACTGTCGGGGTCCGCGCCCGGTGTGATGATCGTCGGGTCGGCACCGGTCCAGATGTGGAGCGGGCCGCCGGGGTCGACGGCGGGCCAGAGCTGGCGGGACGTGCCGCTCTCGTGGAGCCAGAGCGTGCCGGCGTCGCCGGCGCCGAGCCGGGTCATGCGGGCTCGTACCAGAGGTCGCCGTCCGCGATGTTGGTCGGCTCGGTCGGGAAGCCGAGCCAGTAGACCGCGGCGGCCGACGGGCGGGTGGCGCCGGCGGACCCGGCGTAGGTGACCACGGCGATGCCCGCGGCAAGGGTGACGCGGGCGGCGAGGTCCGTCTCGAGGTTCGTCACCTTCGACTGGGCGAGCGTCGGGACACGCGCCGCGTCGAGCGTGCCGGAGGTGATGTCGGCGGCGCCGTGGGTGTGGCTGCTCGAGGCCTTGCCGTCGAGCGCGGTCTGGAGTCCGGTGACGGTGGAGATGGCTTGTGAGCCGGTGTGGTTGGAGCGCTGCACTGCGGCCGCATGGGCGGCGGCGGCGGATCCGGCGGCGTCGAACGCTTCGACGTCCTGGGCCGCGGCGGTGCCGAGCTCGTCGGGCTGCACAGCGGTGTCGGCGAGCGCGCCCTGGGCCGATGTGGCGGCGCCGATCGCCGCGGGGGTGATCGGATCGGTGCTCCCGGTGGCGTGCGACGCGGCGTGAGCGGTCGGAGTGCGGGCATTCGACAGGCGCGAGTCGTTGCCCTGGGCGATCGTGCCGGCGGTGGTGCCGAAGTTCGCGGAGATGGTCCGGTTCGCGGAGAGGTCACCGCCGCCGGTGAGGCCGGTGCCGGCGGAGATCGTGCGTGACGCCGGCACCTCACCCCCGCCACCTCCGCCGGAGGAGGACCCGGCCACGGCGGTGAGCTCGACCATCAGCGCGACGCGGTCGCCGACCACCGCGGCGATGCGCGCGGTGCCGCCTCCCGGTCGGCCCTCGGTCATCGGTGTGCACGGGCCGACGAGCCAGTCGGCGTCGTGTGCGGTGTCGCGCAACCGCCACCGGAGCGCGACCTTGGGCAGGTCGGCGATCTGGGCGGCGGTCGCGGTGGCCACGCCTTCGGAGATCGTCAGCTCGAGCAGCGTGGCGCCGGAGCGGGCGGCGGAGATGACGAGCTCGAGCGTGATGCCGAGCTCGTCCAGGTCCGCGGCGACGCCGGTCGCTGCGTCGGTGACGACGATCGGGATCGACACGTCCGACCCTGTCGGGAGCCGGAGCGGTTCCTCCTGTGGGCGAGTGTCGAGCACGGCTCAGCCCTTCCCGTGCCGCGAGTCCCAGCCGTTCTGAGCGGCGGAGACGAGCACGTACGCGGCGCCGGCGACGCCGACGACCACGGCGGTGAGCCGCGCGGAGACGTCGACGCCGGCGGCGGTGATCGCTCCCCACGCGAGCGGCACAGCGGCGAGGACCTGGAGCATGGTGCGAGCGACGCGCCGCGCGGGCCCCGGGGGTGCGGGCAGCGGGTCGGGTTCGGGTGGGGGCGCGGGTGCGCCGACCGCGTCGGCGGCGGGGAACTCGGTCACGAGGACCTCCTCGGGTTCGGGATCGAAGCGGCTTTCGCTCAGCGGTCCGCGCGGGTCGCGCCCGGCATCGCCGGGCCGGGGAGCTCGATGAGGCCGTGCGCGTCGACGAACTCGACGAGCTCCTCGGAGGTCATCGCAGCGACAGCGATGGGCTTGCCGGTGGTGAGCCGAACGAAGTTGTCGCGGGCGGTGAAGACGTCGGCGCCGATCCACCGGAACGTCTCGTCGTGGACCGCCCAGACGCGCTGGGTGTCGGTGTCGCGGATGTACATGGTGTTGTCCTCCTCGGGAACGGGTGCCGGCGCCGGCGCGCCGCCCATGAGCTCGTCGAAGCGGCCCAGGAACTGGTCGAACGGGAACGCTCGGCCGGGGTCGGAACGGCGGCCGGGGTCGAGCTCGGCGTGCGTGACGAACCCGGGCACGCGCGCCCGGGCCTGCGCGGCGGAGATGCGGCGTGCGGGCACGACGATGCCGGTGCGGTGTCGGATCCAGCGGGCCATGTTGAAGGCGCGCTGTGCGCCCTGCTCGATCGCGCCGTCGCGCCACGCCTGCGGGGCGAGGGGCCAGACGTCGGCTCGGGTCGCGAACGACAGGCCGAGCGAGTGCGGGTTGGTGCCGGTGCCGTCGTGGAAGGCCTCGGCGTCGTAGGGCACCAGGTTGATGCCCGAGTCGGAGTCGACGAGCTCGTGATAGGAGCCGGGGTCGGAGCGGTCGCGGATGAACCTGGCCACGGCCTCGGCGCCACCGTCGAACGCGACGAGGTCGGGGGCGTTCTCCGCGGTGTGCACCGCGATCACACCGGAGGGCTCCTCGCGGCGCGGTCGGCGGTACTGGCTGCGCCGCGGCGGGTTGTCGATGAGGTAGCTCACTGGGCGGTTCCCTTCTCGAGTTGCTCGACGCGGTCGACGGCTTCGGTGACGCACCGGGCGGTAGCCGCCTGCTGCTCGAGCAGCCGCATGTGGCGGCCCTCCGCGGCGGCGATGCGGCGGTCCTGGCCGGCCTGGCCCTGGACCAGCTCGGCGGTGATCGTGCGGAACTGGCCGAGCTCGTCGCGCATGCCGACCACGTCGGTGCTGAGGGCGTCGACCTTGTCGAGCACATCCTCGAGCTGGCCGATCTGGCGCTCGGACATCGTCACGACGTTGCCCTCACCGTTGGGGCGGCCGACCGCCGTGGCCACCTGGTCGGCCTTCTCGAGCGCAGCGTTGGCCGCGTTGCGGGTGCGACGCCCGGACTCGATGAGCGCGACCCCGATCAGGCCGATGGTCGTGATGAGCGCGACGAGGACGGGGTCGCTCACGGCCAGTCCACCAGGCGCAGCCACGCTCGGGCGGCGGTGATGTTCAGCGCTCCGCCGGAGTTCTGGTAGCAGAGCATCTCGACGTAGTCGCCGGGCACCAACAGGATCGGGATGTCCGGGTAGATGAACGTCGACGCGACGACGCCGGTCCAGGTGATCGCCTCGTAGGAGGTGGAGCCGTTCACTCGCGGTTGGAGGATTCGGTTGCCGGTGCTGTTCGACGCGAAGGTGGCGGAGCCGCCGAATCGGTACCAGCCGCCGAGCCCGGCTGGGACCGTCATCCGTGTCGGGTTGACCGATGTGGAGTGGAAGCCGTCGGTGTCGCGGTCGTCCGCGGCGGTGTACTCGATCTCGTCGAGACCGGCGTTGCCGATCGACTGGGTGGCCGTGCGGCGCACGACACAGCCGGGTGACCGCGCGAGCGTCTCGAAGTTGTCGCGGGCGGCGGCGAACCAGGTGGACGGAACGATGTCCTCGAAGCCGACTGCGGCAATGGTGTCCAGGTCGGTGTACGGGTCGGTCACGCGTGGTCCTCCTCAGAACGCTGCGACGTCGGGGCCATCGGTGGTCGAGATGTCGGCTCGGAACCAGGTGCGTCCCGCTCGGGAGCTGTCCAGATGCAACGTGACGTCCCAGCCGAGCGCCGACCACGAGTGCTCGACACCGATGACGTGTGCGAGCAGGTCGAGTCCCTCGCCGACGGGGTCGCCCGTCTCGGGGTTGGTGGGGGTGGCGAGCACGACGCGGACGAGGTCGCCTTGGTCGATCGTCTGCGCGACGGGCGCGCACACCTCGGGGTCGGACTCGACCCGGAACCGGAGTTGCTTCACCCGCGGCACGGGCTCGGCCCACGTTCTGGTGAGCCACTGGGCGATCGCGAGTGACTGGCGGTCGGAGGGGTGCAGCAGGCCGGACAGGTGGATCAGCTGGCGGTCGTAGAGAGCGATCGAGTCAGGGTCTTCGACCGTCTGCATGCGGCCGTACTCGCTGGTCACCTGAGCGGCGTTCGCGAGGAGATCGACCCCGTCGGTCACGACGGTGCCGGACTCGAGCATCTCGATCGCGCCGCCGTCGAGCTCGTCGGGGTCGTCGCTGAACGTGGCCTGGACGGTCGTCGAGCGCGAGTCGGTCCACGCCCACGGCCGGGCGGAGTACCGGATGGTGCCCTCGCGGTCGACCCAGATGCGGCCCTGCTCGGTGTTCTCGATCGCCTGGAGCAGCTCGCGGAGCCCGCGGCGGCGGTAGCCCTGACGGGTCACGATGCTCGAGGTGTCGAGCGTGCCGAGATGGTCGCCGTAGCCGGCTGAGGTGACGATCTTCGCGAAGCGTTCGTCGAGCCGTTGCCCGGCCCACGCGCTGCGACCCAGTTCGTTGAGCTCGGCGGCGAGCGCAGCGAGGTCGGTGTCGCTGCCGGGGTGGTCGCCCCAGACGAGCAGGTGGTCGACGGCGCCCGAGTAGCCCGGTGCACCGAAGTTCATGCCGCCGAGCTTCACGGCGCCGCCGGGTCCGTTTCCGGTGCCAGGCTTGTTGATGATGCCGTAGGCGGGCGGCTCGATGCCGTCGATCCAGATGTGGGGCTGGGGGCCGGTGGAGAGTGGCCGTGTTCCGAGGTTGAGCAGCGGCTCCATGGCGGGGGTGCGCGACCAGCCGGCCGTGGCGGGCTCGTCGACCACGATCAGCACGTGGTGCGGCTTCCCGTCGGCGATCCACCACCGCTCGTCGAACTGGTGCGCGCCACCGTGGTCCGCGTAGGTGCGGGGCTCCATCGTGCCGTGCGACAGGTCGAACCCGGCGCTGAACGCCGAGACGTTGATGCCGTGCCACCAGGCGTAGACACGGAGTGAGATCCAGGCCGGGTTGACGGCGTCGCCCTGGGAGAAGAGCGGGATGTAGGTGTTGGTGCTGTCGATGTCGCGCTCGTCGATGCGGATCCACATCGAGATGACGATGCGCCCGGTGTCGGGGTCGACGAGCAGCGAAGCGTCTTCGGTGACGCCACACCCGTCGGGGTCGACCTGGCCCCACGACTTGTCACCGCCAGCGATCAGGGTGTCGACCTCGCGCAGCTGCGACGTGTTGCGCGCCTTGCGTCGACCGATCTGGTCGATCCAGCCGTCCACTCCGGGGCGCCACCACTGCTCCGGAGGGGTCGACAGGCGCGGGATCGACGCGTCCCACGCCGAGCTCGGGCCGTCGGCCGCGCTGAGTTGGCCGTGCAGGTCCCTCGCGGACAGCTCGACCACGGGGAGCCGCTGGGTGATCTGCTGGGGCCACGCCTTCACGTAGCCCGACCAGCGCGTCTCGGTGACGGAGTCGTAGGTGGTGGTGATCCGCACCGGGACACCGGGCACGAGGTTGCCGTGGTAGGGGCCCTCCGTGTTGCGGGGATCGAAGCGCCGGTCGTTGTTGACCAGCGAGATGGTGAACCGGCCGGGGTCCGCCGCCTGGCGGGCGTGGGTCGACCCTGCGGACGCAGTGGCGAACGGTGCCTGTTCGGGGACGTCAACCCAGTCCGTCACGTCGACCCAGTCGCCCGGGTCCGGTGGTGTGCCGGGCCGCACCCCGAACGCCATCTCGACGGTGACGTCGCACGCGGCGGGTGCGCTCACGACGCCCCGGCCATCGCGTCGCGAAGCAGGGGCATCGGGAGTCCGTCACGGATGCCCTGCTCGAGCTGGTCCCGCACCCACCGCACCGAGTCCTGGCTCACTGGACCGTCGATCGTGATGCTGATCGGGATGTGGACAACTGTCGGCGCCGGGCCGGCGGCCATCGCTCCGGCGCCGGAGCGGATCCGGGCGGTGTCGGCGGCGGTGATCACCGTGCCGTCCTCGTCGGGGATGATGAGCTCCGGGCCCTCCTCGCCGACGAGGTAGGGCCGACCGCGGCGCACCGGGCCGCCATCGGCTCGGGCTCCGAGGCTCACGCCCATGGTGCCGCCGAAGAGCGGTGACCAGAACGGGTCGGCCTTGATGCTCCGAGCGAAGTCCTGGAGCTTCTTCATCGCCACGCTGGTGTCGACGTTGACGCCGATGTTGGCGTGGGCGTTGTCGAGCACCCCGACCTGCCAGTGGACGCCGGCGACCTTGTCGCGCACCTTCTGGGCTTGCTCGGCGGAGATGACGCCGCGGGCCACGAACGAGTCGAGCGTCGCGTTCATGTTGTCGTAGGAGACCTTGCCCTCGTCGACGCCGGCGGCGAGCGCCGCGAGCGCTTCCTCAGCGCCGAACGCCGCCTTCACCTGATCCGCGTTGGCCTTGTTCAGGTTCTCGACCGCGACCCGGTGCTCGTCGGTGCCGGCCTTGCCGGCGGCCTCGATGAACGAGAGCTCGGCCTGGGCCTGCATAACGTCGCGCTTGGACTGCTCGAGCCCGTCGGTCGCGTCGATCGCCGCGAAGATCGGATCGGTGCTCGCCGCGAGCGTGTCGGCGTACTCCTGCCACGCGGAGGTCGCTTCCTCGGTCGCTGCCTTCGTCTCGCCGGTGGCGCCGGCGAGCTCCTCCTGCTCGCGCTCGGCGACATCGGACGCGGTTGCTGAGGCGTCGAGCCGGTCACGGAACCGGTCGACCATGTCGGCGGTGTCGGAGTACTCGCGGCTGGTCGGGTCGAGCACCTCGAGCTGGCGCTCGAGTGCTTCGACCAGGCTCTGTGCGGCCTGGGGGCTGGACTCGAGCATCCGCTTGAAGGCGAGGTCGACGTTCTCGATGTCGGCCTGGACGCCGGTGGTGGCGACCTTCATCTCGCGGCCGACCGAGCCGATCACCTCGCCCCAGCCGGTCCACTCCGCCTGGGTCTCAGCGACGGTGTCACCGAAGCTCTTGATCGCCGCCTCGTCGTCGCCGTCGAGCAGCGCTTCGCGGGTCGCGTTGAGCGCGTCTTCCGCCTTCTGCGCGTAGTCGCCGATCTGGTTGGAGACCTGGCCAATGATCTCACCGAGCGCGATGCCGGTGAGCGCGACGCCGAGCCCGGCCGCCGCCTTGCCGGTCTTGTTCAGGGAGCGCTCGCCGTCGTCGCCGAGCTGGGTGAACCGGTCGCGGGCCTCGAGCGCCTTGCCCGCGATGAACGACAGCGAGCCGACGGCTCCGACGCCGACCACGGCGATGCCGCCGAGCTGGCCGACCAGCCCCTGCGTCTCGGGGCTGAGCTCGCTGAACGCCCCGGTGAGGCTGGAGGCTCCACCGACGAGCGAGCTGACCATCGGCAACACGCCCTGGCCGATGCCGACCGCGAGGTTGTCGAGGTCGGCCTTGAGGATGCGCTGCTGGTTGGCCAGCGAATCCGAGGTGCGGACGAAGTCGCCCTGGGCGTCGCCGGTCTGGGCGAGGATCTCCGCCTGCGCCGCGAGCACCTTCTGCTGCGCGGTCAGCTGGGAGGTGCCGTCACCGATGCCCATCTCGAGCGCTCGGGCCTTGAGGGTGGCGTCGTCGAGCAGCACGCCGTAGGCGCGGATCGGTTCGGCTTCGCCGCGCAGCGCGGCGCCGATCGCCTCGATGGCCTGCTCGGGTGTGGTGTTCTTGAACGAGGCCAGGTCGCCGGCGAGCTGGACCATCTCGGTGGAGAACCCGGCGAGGTCCTCGCCCGCGAGCCCGGCGCTCTTGCCGAACGTGCCGAAGGTGTTCGCTCCGTCGACGGCGGCCTGCTTCGACAGGCCAGCGGTCTCCGAGGCGGCTTCGCCGAACTCGACGACGGTGCCGGCGCCGTCTTTGAAGATGACCTCTGCGGCGCTGACCGATTCGCCGTAGTCGGACGCGGCGCCCGCGAGCTTGTAGAGGCCGACCGCTCCGGCGGCGGACGCGGTCACGGCGACGGTGCCGAAGCTGACCAGCTTCTCCGCGGTGCGGTCCGCGTTGGAGCGCACGTCGCCGAGCGCCTGGGTCGCGTCCTTCGCGTTGCCGAGTACCTCGATGATCAGCTTGCGCTTGGAGTCAGCCATGTCACCTCCTCCGTGCTCGCCGTCTGAGGCGTGTGGGGGCGCCGTTCAGGTGCGGTAGGTCGTGACCCCGCCGGGGGCGGTGTCGGTCGCCGCTGGGGCCGTCTGGGCTGGTCGTCGCCGGTGCTCGGCCACGCGGGCCACGTAGGTGTTGATCTCCGCGACCGTCAGGCGTTCGACGTGCCAGGGGTGGAGACCGAAGAGCAGCGACAGCTCGGGCCACATGGGTCCGAGCTGTCGCCTCACGCTTCCGGGTCGGTGCTGGCTCCGACGCTCGGGTCGTCGGGGTTGACCGGCGAGTCGATGGCGTCGCGTGCTTCGCCGAGCGTCACGGCGTCGTAGACGTCTTCGATGGTGAGGGTCGGGTCGGCGCGCCGCAGCACGGTCCAGATCGACGCGGCGACGACGTCGGTCGCTTCGACGACCAGGTCTTCCTCGATCGAGATGCGGGTGAGTTCACGGCGGCGGGTGCGGTGCTCGCGCAGCGAGAACGTGCTCGAGTCGACGATGACCTGCTCGCCGTTGACCGTGATGGCGAACGGTGGGAGGACGGGGATCTTGATCGGTGCTGGCTTGGTGTCGGACATGGGCGGTGTCTCCTCTGTTGTGGTTGGTCAGTCGGGGAAGGCGGCGCGGGTGATCTCGCCGACTTCCTTCTCGTAGATGGCGATGATCTCGGCGGCGTTCTCGCGCATCGCGGGGAAGAGCGCGTAGCCGGCGTTGGGGCCGTTGCCGCGCCAGGGGCGGAACTGGTTCCACCCGATGACGACGCGCACGGCCTTGACCTGGATCACGTCGCCGCGGCCGCGGAACTGCTTGTAGGACTGCTTTCGCGACCCCGCTTCGATCGAGGTCTTCTCGACGTTGCGGATCACCCGGCCGATCGCCTCTTTGGATCGGACGATCGTGGGGCGGGCGCCGGTGTTCTTGATGATGCGGCGCAGGTTGCGGTGGGCGCCGAACTCGACGCCGCCGGCGAAAGGTGCGTCGGGTCCGCCGAGCGAGAGCTGCGCTGACTTCCCGGTGCGGCGAGCGGTCAGCGTCTTCGCCGCCCGGGCGCCCATGCCGCCGAGCGCACGCATGCGTGGCTCGGCCTTGTCGATGATCAGCTCGGCGATGTACTCGTTCGCGGTCTTGAGCTGGTCCTCGAAGGCCGCGGCGTCGTCGAGCTCGCCGAGCTCCTTGGTGAGCTCGGCGAGCCCTCGGACGCGCAGCGCACCACCGCTGTGGACCGGCATCGGGTCAGGCGGTCGAGTCCGTCGACCGGTAGGTCATGGTGATCGGCGAGTTCGACCCGTCGTGCAGGCCGATGCCCTTGAGCGACTGGGGCACCAGGTCGGGGCCACCGACCGTCGGGGTGTCGCCGTCGAACATCACGACGGGGATCACGATGTCGAGCCCGGCCTTCTGCGCGCCGCCGATGGTGAGCAGGCCGGAGTTGAACAGCTCGAGCTTCGCCTGGGCGCCGGCGGCGGACGCCGAGAGCACGCGGGCCTGGTGCGTGGTCGACTCCCAGTCGCAACCGAGGGTGACCTCGATCTTGCGGAGGTCGTTCTCGAGCGGCTGCTTCTTGAGTCCGGAGCCGCGCAGGTAGCGGCGGTCCGTCTTCAGCGGGTTGGTGATCTTGACGCTGAAGCTCGTGATGTCCACGGCGGAGTCGGCGATCTCGCAGGTGCCACCGAGGAACGTGATCGGCTCGTTCGCCGCTGCCGGGTACGACGCCACGGCCAGCGATGTGTCGAACTCGAGGTCCTCGAAGTCGCACTCGATCGACGCCTTGAGCGCCTCACCCGCGTTGCAGGAGAACGTCGCCGCGGTGACCTTGCCGCCGTGCAGCGTCTTGGGCTGCACGACCGAGGTGCCGACGAGCGGCACGCCGACCTGCGCGGTGAACATCTTCCCGGCCAGATCACCGATCGTCGCGGCGTGGCTGTAGACGGTGGTGTCGACCGGCCCGGTGGTGGCGATCGAACCGCAGATCAGCTCGAGCCACCAGCCGAACCCGGCGGAGAGCACGTCCAGGTTGAAGGTGTTCGTCGCTCCGACGATGTAGGGCACTCGGCGGTCGGAGCGCTGCACGCGCTGCCCGGCGCGCATGCCGGTGGAGTCGACGCGGCCCACCTGGACCTGGCCCGACTCCGAGTTGAACTCGAAGAACCGGGTGACGGTGACGGGCGAGCCGTAGGTGGTCTCCTTCACCACGCCCAGCTGTGCACGGGTTCCGGACATCAGGCCTCCTCGGAGGTCTCAGGGGCGGCGGGTGTGGTGGTGTCGGTGGGCGGCTCGGCCGGGGGCTCGTCGTCCTTCTGGCGTCGAGCTCGGCCGACGCGCTCCCAGTTCTCTTCCTGGTCGAGCAGGCCACCGCGTTCGGGCACCCAGTCGTCGGAGCCCTTCAGGTCGTTCTCGAGCGACGGCGGCTCTCCCTGGCCGGGCACGCCGAGCACGAGCTCGGTGGGGAGCTCGACGACCTCGCCGCGGGGGCACAGGGCGAAGTTGCCGCGGTGGTCGAGCGGGACTTCGACCGCGGCGAACGGGCCGATGTAGCGGACCTTGGTGGTGGACATGGGGCGCCTCCTCAGATGCGGCCGGTGACGTGGATGCCGGTGACGATCACCGCGGCGTAGCCCTCGTCCGCCGGTGCTTCGGCGAGGTCGGGATCGGCGATCTCTGCGAACGTGATGCCGGGCAGGTCGAGGTTCGGCCCGCTGCGAAGGGTCTCCTCGATCACGGCCAGGAGGGCGAAGGCCCGCTCGGTCGCTTCCTGCTGGGTGTCGCCGGGGTGCAGCACGCTGATGACGACCTCGAGCGTGTAGTCCTCCTCGCGGAGCCGAGCGCCGAGATGTGACCACCGCTGGCTCGACGAGAGCGTGTCGCCGACGAGGACCATCTCGCGGTGATCGCCGCGGGGCCATCCCCACGACACCGTCGGCCGTGCGCCCGGCCAGGTCGCCGACTCGAGCGCGGTGACGAGAGCGGACTTCACGCGGGGGATGCTGGAGGGCTGCATCAGGCCATGCCCGGGGTCTTGCGGGCGAGTCCTCGGAGTACGACGTCGACGTCGGGGATGCCGGTGAGCGAGCCGCCGCGGCCCGCAACGGCGAGGCTGTAGGTGCCGCCGAGCTCGCTGGTGAACGTGGTGGTGCGGTCAGCGACGCCGCGCTTTGAGCGGTTCAGCACGTCGCGCACACGCAGGTAGAACGCCTCGAGCGCCTCCGCGGTGGGCCGGTCGAAGCCCTGGGTGTAGATGACGTCCAGGTCGCCGCCGGTGCCGATCGTGATCACGCCGGCACCGTGGTGCACCGCGAGGGGTGCTGCGGTGGCGCCGGCGATGGTGAGCGTGCGGACGTCGCGCACCTCGAGGTGGGGGAGCACGACGGAGTGGCGGGCGCCGGCCTCGGTGTAGCGGGCGATGCGGGGCACCAGGGCGTGGCCGATGATGCGTTCGAACTCGTCTTCGACCGCTCGCCGGGCCCGGACGATCTCCCACGCCGGGTACTTCTCCTCGTCGGCCAACGTCGCGTCGCTCGCCCGCACGGCCTGGATGCCGGCGTAGAAGCCGCCGACGACCTCGATCGTGGTGGTCCACGTGGCGCCGTCGACCTCGGACCAGGTGGCGGTGAGCAGGTCGAGCTCCGCGACTCGGGGCAGGGCCACGGTGCGCGCCGTGGGCGACTCGGTCGGGGTGACGGTCGCGGTGCCGGCGGCGACGACGTCGGCTCCGGCGAGGTCGACGACGTGCACGGTGACGGTCCCGGTCGGCTCGATCGGGTCGCCCTCCTGGTCGCGCCACTCGACACCGATCGTCGGTGTGGAGCCCTGGAGCACGCGGTGATCGGCGATGGTCACGGCACCTCCTCAGACGAACTCGGGTCGGCGCCACCACACGACGTGCACGACGCACGCCAGAGCGAGCAGCTCGAGCGGGATGACCTGCGCCGCGGCGAGCGCAACGGCCGGGCCGGCGGCGGTGTGGACGAGACGCACGGTGTCGGTAGCGACGAGCAGCTGCGCGTACGCGGCGACCACGACGAGGACGAGCGCGGGGCTGGGCTCGACGAGGCCGACGACGCACACGCCCCACGGAGCGACCATCAGCCACGCGTCGCGCCATCGGCCCCGGTGAGCGGCGAGAGCGCTGCGCACCGGATGGTCGTGCACCTCGAGCAGGTGTGGGTGTGCGGTGACCTCGTCGACGGCGGGACGCCAGAACAGTCCCCGGATCAGCGGGGCGGCGAGCCCGACGAGCAGTATCGGGTGAGCGGCCCACAGGGCGGCCCACAGGGGTGTGGATTCCTTGATCGTCGCGGCGACCAGCACGACGGCGACGGCGAGCGGCCACCACCCCTGCTCGAGTGCAGCGACGGCGAGGACCGACAGGGCCATCGCGGGGAGGTCGACGCCGACGGGACGCACGACCGGCGGGCCGAGCACGCCGGGCAGAGCGAGGAGCAGCACGACCGCGGCGGCCGCGACGTGCCACTCCACGCCCCGTGCCCCTGCCCACCAAAGTACCGATGCGCCGGCAACGAACCACGAGGCGATCCACATCGCCCACCAGCGGCGCAGGTCATCTCGGCACAGCCATGGGAGCAGCCATCGGAGGTGGAACGGTCGGGCGATTCGCTGGCCCTGGCCGGCGAGCAGGTAGCGGGCGGCGTCAGGTCCGGCTCTCATCGGGTGGGGACCTCGAAGAGCTCGGGGCCGCTCTCGCCGACGAGGAACCCTTCGGCCTGGGCGGGTGGGTGCTGGTGGTGCGACACCCACACGGTCTTCTGGTGGTTGGTGTGCACGCCGGTGTGGACGTGGACCGCTGCGCCGACGGAGCCGGCGCGTGCGCAGAAGCTGATGTCCTCGCCGAGCAGTCGGCCGGCGCCGGTGGCGATGCGGTCGTACCAGGTGGGGCCGTGGCCTTCGGTGATCGCCTCGAGGACACCGCGGTGGATGAGGATGCACGCCGAGCCGGTGGCGGCGCAGCGCACCAGCTGGTCGGGCGGGTACTCGGAGACTGCGGCGAAGGTCTTCTCGCCGGCGACCTCGCCGAACTGGAAGATGGTCGGCCGGGTGCCGCAGAGCCATCCGCCCATGCCGTCCTGCTCGCCCTCGATCCACGCGAAGCACAGGGCGCCGACGATCGGGCGTTCGACCGGATCCGCCGCGGCGAGCAGTCGATCGAGGGTGTCGGGCGCGAAGCCCATGTCGGTGTCGACGACCCAGAGCCACTCCGCCGGTCCGGAGAGGAACGCGGCGGCGGTCTGGTTGCGGGCTTCGACGAGTCCGCCGGATCCGCACTTCACCGCGATGTCGTGGAGGAGCCGGCGGTCGTGCTCGAGGTCATGGAGCATGACCCCGAGCACGGACCGGTGGAACGAGTAGGTGACGTCGTGGCTGTGCACGAGGCCCAGCGCGACGTCGCCGCTCGGAGTCGTCACTTGGCCTTGGAGCGGCTGCGGCGGGTCGAGCGCTTCTCGCCCGGGCGGGCGGTCGCGTCTTCGACCTCGGGGTTGGCCTGGCTGACCGCGAGCCCGCCGTGGGTGCGGCGCAGCAGTGGCGGCTGCTCGATGAACAGGTCGGGGTGCTCGGCGACGAGCGGATCCTCGGCGTCCCAGGCCTCACCGGCGGTGAGGTTGACCCGGGTCTCTCCGAGGCTGGTGACGCACGTGGTGCGCGCGAATACGAGGGCCATGGTCGGCTCCCTTCGGGTTGGTGTTCCGGACGGTGGTGACGTCGTGGACCGGTCCCCACCGCCCGGGGAAGGACCGGTCCACGACGATCAGGGCAACGCCCTCAGGTGTTCTGCAGGAGGCGGAAACCGAGGTCGTTGACGGAGTCGGCGCCGACGCGTGCGAACGCGAACCAGCCGCGCTCGCCGGTGGGCCGGCCGTTGGTGGTGCCGAGCAGGTGCGGGACGAGCTCGACGGTCATCCCGATGCGCTGGGCGATCAGGTAGTTCCGGAAGTCGCCGACGGTGAGCAGGTTCGCTGCTCCGGTGTTGCCGGTGAAGTCCGGGGCGTAGGACGCGAACGCGACGGGCCGCTTGCGGATCGTCTCGATCACGCCGGCGAGGTCGACGGTGACGAACGACAGGTTGTTGCCGTTGCCGAACGTCGCGACCTCGTTGCCGACGTCGTGGCTCATCAGCCACGTCGCGTTGGTCTTGTAGCGGTCGGGCAGCGCTCCCCACACCTTGTTGATGTCGGCGCCCTGGAGCACGCCGTCGCTGGTGACGACGACCTCGACGTTGGTGTTGGCGTCCAGCGCGGTGAAGATGCCGAACGGCTCCTTGGAGCCGTCGCCCGCGCCGACGGTGAACTTCTGCGCCTTGAGCTCGTTGTAGCCCTCGGAGAGCAGCGTCGACATCTCGTCCGCGAAGCCGGGGTAGTCCTGGCCGATCCGGATCGAGAACGGGATGAAGCCGCGGGCCTCGTGCACGTTGACGACCGGCTGAGCGACCGTCGGCGCGTCGTCGCTGACCTCGGTGGCCTCGGTGTCGAAGGACCAGGTGACGCCGGCCGAGCTCACGCCCTTCCACGCGTCGGTCGTGATCGTCTCGACCCGGGCGAGTGCCTCGATCGGGTTGAGCGCGCCCTGCGCGGTCAGGATGATCGTCGGGTCGATGAGCACCGGCACGCCGAAGCCGCCGGCGGTCGTGGTCGACGACATGGCACGGAGCTCCTCGAACTGGGCGAGGGCCCGTGCTTCCTCCGGGGTGAACGCCGGCACCACGGCGGTGACGGCCTTCATCCACGCCGAGCGGTAGGCGTCGGACTCGGTGACGAGCATGCGGCGGGCGACCTGGTCGGGGTCGTAGTTGTCGGTGCGCGAGCTGCGCACCAGCGCGGTGATCCGGTCGCCGGAGGCGGTGTTGATCTCACCGCTGCGCTGCTCGAGCAGCGCGAGCGCCTGGTCGCGGGCGGCGCCGCGGGTGAGCGTGGCCACCTCCACCGACTCGTCGACCTCGACGCGGCGCATGATCTGCGGGGAGCCGGGCGACAGGCGGGCACGCTCGTCGATCGCGGTGAGCTCGGCGATGCGCTCGTCGAGCTCGTCGATCTCCGCATCGAGGCCGCGGACCTCCGGGGTGGTGTCAGTGGCCGGGGTGCCGCGCAGCTCGACGAGAGCAGCGGCGAACTCCACCGACTCCTCGTCGCTGAGCTCCGAGCGTCCTTCGGCCTCCGCGGCCGCGGTCGCGGCCTCCATGCGCGCCACCAGGGCGGCGCGGGTCGTGTCGAGCTCCGCTCGCTTGGCGCGGAGCAGTTCGAGCCACTTCATTGTTCATCGTCTCCTTGATGAGAGGTGCTTGCGCATCACGTGAACGGGCACGCCTGCGCGGGTGGGTTCCGTCGAGTGGCTCCGCGCCGGCTCGTCGGGTGCGTCGCTGCCAGTGGTCGGACCGGCTGGCAGTTCGGCGGGTGGGCGGGTAGTGGTGCGGGCGCTGCGCAGCTCGCGGCGCCGCTCGAGGTAGTGGTCGGTCAGCCCGATGGAGCGCACCGCGGCGGTGGCGCCGTCGTACGCGGGGAAGACCACGGGTCCGAACTCGTAGAGCCGGACTTCCTTGATGGTGCGCTCGGGCAGGCCATCGGGGTTGTGGTCGGAGCGGCCGGGCTCCTCGTCCCACTCGTCCTTGATGACCCGGAACCGGAACGACGCACCGAGCACCGAGCCGAGGTTGCGGCCGTCGATGGTGCGGCCCTGGAGCATCGGCAGGATGCGGCCGCGGTTGTAGTCGGTGTCGAGCAGCGGCACCTCGTAGTAGGCGCCGGTGTTGTCCTCGGACAGGTCCTCGATCGGGCCGAGCGGGCTGTCGCCGACGTGGAAGTCGTAGCCGTGGTCGAACTGGACCTTCACCTGGTCGCGGTTCTCGGCGATGGTCTTGGTGAACGATCCGGCGACGAGCGTCTCGAGGAAGTCGCCCTCGTACCACGAGTGGATCTCGGTCCACTGGTCGAACACGGCGAAGTGCCCGAACATGAGCGAACCGGTGCCGCCGCCGGCGTCGTCGTCGGCGCGGAGCTCGGGCGCGATGCCGGCGCCGGCGAAGCCGCGGTAGAGGTTGTCGCGGGGAGCGGTGTCACGCAGCGACATCGGGATCCTCCTGGGGAGCGGGGGCGGCGGGTGTCGGGGCGGGTCCGGTGAGCTGGGCACCGGCGCGGTTGGCGATGCCGCGGCCCTCCTCCGCGCTGATCACGTCGTTGACGACGGCGAGGTACAGCTTCTGGAGGACCTCCGCGACGCCGCGGGCCTGCTCGAGCTCGCCGGCACTGGACGGGATGCCGGGCTGGTCGAACTCGGCGCCGTCGAACGGGGGCTCGTCCTCGATGACGCGCACCTCGTTCGGGGTGCGGGTCTTGGTCTCGAGGCGGAGCTTGTGGAGCTCGGCGCGGGCCTTGGGGTCGGCGCGCAGGAAGGCGTCGCGGTTGAACCGGTGCTGCATCCCGGTGGGGGTGAGCAGCTCGAAGCTGTCCTCGAGGTTGGTCAGGTAGTCCTCGATCGAGTGCTTCAGGTAGTGGAGATCCGCCTGGGAGACGTTCTGGTAGTTGACGTTCTGGCCGCTGATCTGCGCGTAGATCATCGCCGGCGGGACGTGCCAGAACCGGGTCGCCTGCTCGACGGTGAAGCGGATGAGCTCGAGGAACTGCGTGTTGTTCGGGTCGACCTGGATCTGGGTGTAGGTGATCCCGGAGCCGAGCACGGCGGGCTCGCGGCGCCCGGGGCGGATCGCCCGCATGAACGCCTCCTTGATCCGGGTCGCCATGGCCGGATCGAGTTCCTCGTCGGAGGAGAGGATGGCGTCGGGGTGGCCGCCGTCGTGGAAGTAGCGGGCGGCGAACTCCTGGGCCTTGAGCCCGGCGCCGATCGCTCCGGCTGCGTGGTCCGCGGGGGACAGTGCGAACACGGTGCCGGGCGGGACCATCTTGCCGGGCACGTGCCAGATCGGGCCCCATGGCCACAGCTGGTGCACGCCGGCGGCGCTGTCGGTGCCGGTGAGCTCGACCTGTGGGATGCCGTCGACGATCTCGCGGCGGCCGCGGGGCAGGCGGTTCGGGTCGAGCAGGTCGATCGACGTGGGCATGCCCAGCCGGTCGAGCTTGTTCAGGTCGACCCATCCGAACCCGTTGCCGTCGGTGGTCAGCGAGAACATGACCTGGCCGGTCCACACGCGCCTCGAGGTGAGCGGCGATGGCTTGGTGACGATCTGGGGTGACTCGACGGGGACACGGCGCCCGGCGCTGGCCATGATCGAGTCGATCGGCAGGGCCCGCACGGTGGATGACAGGACGTCGATGCACGCCCATGCCGCGGCGTGGTGGAGGATCTCCTGGAGTGTCGGAGCCGGCAGCGCCGCGCCGCCGTTCAGCGCGGCGTCCACGATCTCCTCGAGCCGCGACGGCGGGAACTGGCTGCGCACCTCTGTGGCGCGTGGCGCTGGCCGGAACAGGCCCATCAGCGCTCACGTCCCTTGGCCACCTCGAGGCGGTAGCCGATGACGAGCAGAGCGACGCCGAGCACGACCAGGCCGAGCGCGACGTGCACGGTCGCCGCGGCGGCGACGAGGCACAGGATCCCGGCGAGCTGCACGAGCGTGTCCATGGTCCCCTCCTCGGTCAGTACGCGAAGACCGGCTTGGTCTTCGACTTCGGTGCGCTGGTGGCGGCCCATCCGGCGTTGGTCGTCGCGACGAGCGGGCAGATGTCGACGCTCGAGTCGGTGCGGTCCCATCTGCGGGCGTCGCCGTGGCGGCGGATCGCTGCGCCGGTGAGCGCCTGGTCGAGCTCGGGCTGGCCGATGTGGCGCATCGAGTGGTCGATCGCCGCGTCGTAGAACTGGCCGAGCGCCGCGGCGGCGTCGCGGCCGGACATCTCGGTGATGTCGACGCCGCGCTCTCGGATCTCCGGGATGAGCGAGCCGCCCGGCGCGGCGACCTCGGTGGCCACGGCCTTTGGCTTGTGGCGGTCCTTCAGCTCAGCGAGCCGCCCGGCGATCCACCCGGTGCCGGGCCGGTGGTCGATGACCTCGTGGTGGCGGCCGTCCGACGCGGCGATCGCGCCCCACGACCGGTCGGGGTTGACGTCGTAGGCGAACGACGGTCGACCGCTGAGCTTGGAGTTCGGGTCGTAGCAGCCCTCGCCCTTGGTGGCGTCGCCGGTCCAATCCGCGGTGGGGATGACGGGGTCCCGGCGCAGCGCCGACCAGCGGTTGAGGTAGGCCCGTTCGAACTCACCGAGAGGCATCGAGTCGGCGTCGGCCTGGACGTTGTCGACGGTGACGGTGTGGCCGAGCGCCGGCATGCACGACCACCAGGTGTCGGGGTCGAGCGGATCGAGGTCATCGGCGGCGGACCATTCGAAGCACGCGATGGTGGAGTCGCGGCCCATGTCGATGACGGAGCGGCCGAGCTCGACCTTGGACCACAGGAACGTGCTGTCCGCGTTGCCGGCGGTCGAGACGATCCAGAACTGCGGCTCGGGCCGCGTGATCATCGAGGGCTTCGCGGCCTGCTCCACCCGGTTGTCGATCTGGCGGAAGGCCTCGTCGAGCATGCCCAGGTCGAGTGTTGGGCCGTGGCCGGCGGAGTCGGTGTTGGCCTCGATGCCGTGGAGCGACCCGTTCGCCCACTTGATGGCCTCCTGGCCGTTGGTCTTGCGGACCGTGTAGAGCGGCTTCAGCGGTGATCGATCGAGGATGAAGAGGTGCTCGTCTTCCCACTTCTTGCGGGCGGCCATCCGGGTCTGGGCCCAGTAGGTGATCTGGTTGCGGTACGAGAACCCGAGCGCCCGGTGCACCATCGCGGCGAGCATCAAGGTCGTCTTCCCCGACTGGCGGGGGACCGTCAGGATGATCGTGCGATAGACGAGCAGCCCGGTCGTCGGGTCGACCTCGAGCGCGACGTCCGCGACGTAGCGCTGCCACGGCATCAGTGGTGTGCCGAGCGCCTCCGCGAGGAGTGCGACCCTGCCGCCGTAGGTCGGTCGATCAGGGTTCCTCGCCGTCCCCCAGCGGGGCGGACAGGCGAGCGAGGAGCTGCTCAAGCGGAGTTCCGGAGGAGTTGGTCGCGGGTGCGAGCTCGCCGAGCGTCGCTCTGAACTCACGCGCGACGGCGGCGGTGGCCAGCCCCGCGCCCTCGTCGAGCGCCTGGGCGAGCTTCATGGCGAGCTCGGCGAGCGACCAGTGGCGCGGTGTCCAGTCCTCGTCGCGTGCGCGGAGCTTGATGAAGTCGTCGACGGTGTCGGCGAGCGACCCTTCGGACGGGTGGACGGGCAGAGTTGGCGGTGGCGGGGGTGTCTCGGCGGCGCGCTTCGCGGCGGTGCGGGCCCGGCCGGACGGTCGCTTCTTGGTGGCGGGCGGCGGATCGGTCGGTGCGCTCGACCCCGCCGCCCTCGATGGGGCCTTCGACGCACGCCCCTTGGTGGTAGCCCTGCCCGGCGAGCGCTTCGCCGGGGTCTTCGATGGTGCCTTCTTGGCGGCCGGCTTCTTGGCCGCCGCTGGCCGCTTCGCAGAAGTCTTTGAGGTGCGAACGGTTGCCATCGCACCTCCCCTCGGTGGTCCCCCCTCAGGAGCCGGGGAGAAAGATGGACTCCACAGGTCTTCCGGCGGGTCCGGCCTCACCTAAAAACGTTGGACGTGCAACCTTCCCGGTCGTCGCGGTCGCTCCGTTCAACGTGGAACCGGCCTCGAGTTCGACCCGGTCACCACTCCTGGCTCGACCGGGACACCCCCCACTTCCGTCCGCCCTTGGAGCTGTTGCAGCAGAGGTGAGCGAGCCGGGCGTTGGTCCTGGCCAGCGGGTCGCCGCCGGCGTCGAGCGAGATGACGTGGTCGAGCGAGCGTGACCACCGGGTGCGAGGCGGGAGCGACTGGTCGACCCACCGGCCGCACAGCCAGCAGTGCGTCTCTTCGGCGAAGACCCTGGCCTTGAGGCGCTCGTACGGCCGGCCCGAGCGACCACGTGATCGCCGCACCCGACCACCTCCAGGTCCCAGCCCGGACGCGGCAACGGCCCGCCCTCGGGCGGACCGCTCACGTCTCTAGCCGGGAACATAGCACCAGCCGCCAAGTCGTGGAACCACCACCTGCGAGCGGGACGTCGGTAGCGTTCGGCAGATGGGAGAGATCAGGATCAGCAACCACGACGGGCTTAGCGAGCTCGTCAGCACTATCGACGACGCAGCCGAGCTCGCTGGCCAGATGCGAATGCACGGCAACCTCGTCTTCCCGTCCACAACTGGCGGTGGGTGGCTGGTGCTCAACCCGGGCACGCTCAACACCGTGAGGATCGCCGACTCAGAGCCGCCCAGCGGACAGGTCCATTGATCCGCTGAACTCCAGCTCGAGGCGGTCGGGCACCGGGCGGTTGGTCCACACGACCTCGGTCACCTTCGGGTTGACCCCGCTCCGACCGTTGCTCGCTCGGCGCACGATCTGTCGGTCCAGCCGGCACCAGTCGGCGTAGAGCTCCTGGTCGTAGAGGTCGCTCGGGTAGCCGGAGATCAGCACGGTGCCAGGGAAGGCGTGTGCGGCCGCTGCCAGCGCGCGGTGGTCGTCCTCGGTGTGGAACTCATGGGCGTAGTCGCCGCCTGGGCGACGGCCATCACGGAAGCTGGTGCGTGCCTCCGCTGCGTAGGGCGGATCGAGGTAGGCCACCGCATCCGGTGACGCGTACCGCTCGAGCACCTCGAGCGCGTTGCGGTGCTCGATCACGACGCCCTGGAGGCGGGCGGTGACCTCAGCGAACCGGCCGACACGGTTGGCCATCGACCGAGCGTTGTTCGCCCCGCGGATGATCGACGTGGAGAAGCCGGTCGCGGCGGTGCCGGTGGAGGCGAAGCTCATCGCCGAGCGGGCCCACCAGCGGCGGGCGAGCTCGACGTCTCCGAGGTCCTCGGTTCGGCCGTCGGGGTGACAGAGCTCGAACTCGTCACGCGCGTACGGAGTGAGCGCACAGGCCGCCTCGAGCTCGTCGGGCTGGTCACGGAGTACTCGGTGGAACCGGACCACGTCGCCGTCGACGTCGTTCAGGATCTCATGTGCGCTGCGTGGTTTGGCCAGGAGCACGGCGGCGCTCCCGGCGAAGGGCTCGAGGTAGACCCGGTGCTGGGGCATCAGCGACACGATCCAGGGCGCGAGGCGGCTCTTGCCGCCGTAGTACGAGAACGCTGGCCGCGTCATGGCCGGCGTCGTGCTCGTTCGGCGGCGACGCGCTTCTCGAGGCGTTGAATCCGGCGTGCTCGGCGGTCGAGCTCGGCGCGGGCCTGCCGGAGCTCGAGCTCCAGCGCGTTGATCTTGCCGGAGGTGCTCTTGCGCCACTTCGACGGTTCGGGCTGGGCGACGACGCGGCCGGGGTCGAACTCGCCGCGTGCGATGCGGCGCGCCTGGGCGGCGGTGACGTCGGCCCAGTCGCGGGGGCTGATCGACTGGGGCTTGTCGTCGCGGGTGGCGTCGGGGTCGGCGAGCAGCTTCACCGCGGGGTGGACCTTGGTGGCGATGTGGCCGCACACGTGGATGACCATCTTGCCGAGCTCGACGTACGCGGCGCGGGCCTTGGGGTCGCCGTGGCGGTCGAGTGCGTAGTCGGCCTGGCCGCCGCTGGTGCGCTGGTGCTCGGCCGCGACGGCGCGGTCGTAGGCGAGCTCGTGGAGCGTGTCGAGCTGAGCCCGGGCTGACTCGAGGAGCGTGATGGTCGCGGTGATCTGGGCGCGCAGCGTGTCGATGCGTGGGGCCGGCATCAGACGGTCCGCTCGAACGACTCGCCGACCAGCCGGTACTCGTCGGGATACGCACGCGCTGCGGCCTGCGCCATCACCGCGTGCTGCAAGTCGTGGATCTTGGTCACGAACTCGTTGCTGTCCGCTGCCCTGGTCGGTCCGTCTCCGACGATCCTCGAGTACCGGGTCCAGCACTCGCCGAGCAGCTTGATCAGGTGATGCTCCGCCGGTGTGAGCAGCGCGTCGCGGGCGCTGTCGGTCATGCGATGTCCTCTCGGGGTGTGCGCCAGTGGGCGAGGGTGCGGGATGGGGTGCCGTCGGCGGCGTGGGCGAGCAGGTCGAGCGGGGTGTCGTCCTGGTGCGTGGCGACGAGCTCCTCGAGCCGGCGCCACCAGGCGCCGCCCTCGTCGGTGCGGAGGTTGCGCGTGGTGGTGCGCATCCACCGCGTGACGCTGGACGGTCGCTTCTGCTGCCGCTCGAGGCGGAGCTCGGCGACGCGTCGAGCGACGAGCTCGACCCGTTCGGCGTTGGATCCGCTGGTGTCGTCGTCGGTCGACGGTCGGGGCGCGCCGCGTGGTGAACCCGTCTGTAGGACTGACGAGGGATCTAGCTCTGGATCTGACTCTGACTCTGTGCCCGTCCCGGGACGTTGCTGCAACGTTGCATCGTTGCTGCGTGCACGTTCCCGGTGTCTTCGGGAGCGCTCGGTTGAGGTGCCATCGCTGGCCGGTTGACGGACCGACCAGCGGGGAAGCCACCACGTGGCGCCGTCGAGCTTGACCAGCCCGAGCTCCTCGAAGAGGCGCATGGCCCGGGCGACATCTGGCTCCGGGAGTTGCGCCATATCGGCGAGGTCACTGCACGTGATGGGGACGCCGTCGGCGACCAGGAGGTGGCCGCGGACGGGGGACTCGGACGCGGCGGACATGACCGCGATCCACAACCACCGTTCATCGCTCGAGGGGAGCCGGCGGATCTTGCGGTCCGACATGATGTCGGACCAGAGACGGAACCAGGGGTGTGTGCCGCTCACCGTTGAGCGACCTTCACGGAGACGCCGAGCACGCGTTCGGCTCGGCGCAGGTGCGACCGTCGGATGGTGTGGCGGCCCTCGGACCGCGCGATCTCCGCTGCGCGGCGGAGTACGTCCTGCTCGGTCGTCACGTCGGGTCGCTCGCCCTGTAGGTGAACGTGACCTTCCACCGCACACCGTCGCCGCCCTGGACCGGTTCGGCGGGTGGCAGCTGGCCGCGACGGCGCGGCTGCTCCTTAGCGCCGGTGGAGCGTTCGATGCGGGTGGACTCGAGGCGGTGGGGGAACCCCTCGAGCACACGCGCGGCGATGCGATCGGCGCGCGCGGCGATGTCGGCCAGCTGGATGCACGTGAGGCTGAACACGAGCTCGTGTGGCTCGCGGGGCCGGCGGGACCCGTTGCGGCTCATCGGTGGCCGCACCTCCCTCCGTCGCGTGGCACGAGAGCGGCGAGCACCAGGTGCGGGTCGTCGCCGCCGACTTCGGCCGCGGTGGCGCGCACCAGGGCGACGCCCTCGTCGCCGCCGATCAGGTGGAGCGTGAGCGGGTCGGCCAGGGCTTCCTCGAGCGGCCGGGCTCCGAGCTCGACGCGGTGCGTGGGTGAGCACGGGAGGTGCTCGTGGGCCTCCTCCAGCGCCTTGTCCAGCGATTCGGGTGTGGCGTCGGGGATCACGCCCTGCATGATCGGGACGAGCTCGTCGGACCTCGAGCGGGGGCCGCTGCCACGGGCGTGGGTGCGTCGCCGGCGCCGCGGGTGGTTGCTCATCGGGGACCTCCCCGGATGATGTCGACGGCGTGGTGCACGGCGTCCCAAGCGCGTGGGTCGATCTCTCCGCCGCCGTTGGCGTAGTGGAGCTCGATCGGTTCGGTCAGGCCGCGCAGGTACCGGGCACCGTCGGCGCTGGTCACGACGATGGTGCGCTCAGTGGGGGTGCGCCGGTTCGGGAGTGGGAGGCCACGGTCGCGGCACCACTGCTCGGCGCGGATGCGGGTCGCTGCGAGCACGATGTGGGTGACCGGCGGTGGCGGTGGCGGCGGCTCGGGTGGGTCGGTGGCGTAGGAGAAGCCGAGCCCGGCGGCCATCTGGTGGCCGAACTGGCGGGCGTGCTCTCGGCGCTGCTCGAGGTCGTCGTCGGTGCTCACGGGATCGTGGTCCTGACGACGAGGCACGTCGGCTGGCACGCGCGGGCGCCGGCCGGCGGCGGGGGCTCCGGCGCGCAGCCGGCGAGGGCCACGGCCAGGAACAGTGCGCCGGCGATCGCGACGCTGCCAGCGATCACCGCTGCCTGCGTCAACCAGTCCTTCCACCGGCGGCGCGCCGTTGCCAACGGTGTGCTGGCGCGCATCCACGCGCGGCCATCCGCTGAGCGGTGCCACTCGAGGTCTCCGTGATCATCGAGGGCGAAGGTGACGGCGAGGCCGCCGCCCATCTCCTCGAGCTGCTCGTCCGACACCCGTGCCCACACGCCGGGTCGGGCCCGGAGCTCGGCGAAGAACCGGGCCTGCGCCGCGGCCTCGTTCTGCCGCTCGGACGGTGGCGGCTCACCCTCGATGAACGTCGGGCCGGTCATGCCGCGGCCCGTTGCTCGGTGTAGGGGACCAGCGGGGTGTCGCTCCGGACGTACAGGGGGTGGCGTGGCGCGCCGCTCTTGGTGGTCCCGAGACAGAGCGGGTGTGCGCCGACCTGCTCGGCGATGAGCTCGACGTTGATCCGGTGGGTGCGCTTGTCGCAACGCTGGCAGCTCATGGTCCGACCTCGATGAAGGACGGCCGATCGGCCTTGCCGGGCTGCTCGCCGTCTGAGGGTGTTTGGGCGGGCGTGGCGGGGTCGGGTGGTGTTGGGGTGGCGGGTCTGGGGTCGGTGGCTGTCATGGGGCCTCTGCGTGGTCGAGTGTGCGGATGGAGATGTGGACGCCGATCGGTTCGCCGGGGCGGGCGAGGACCTTGCGGGCGATGAGCTCGGCGACCTGGGCGTCGTCGCCGATGGCGGCGCCCTGGGTGAGGCCGTCGAGCACGGCGCGGGTGGTCTTGTCGATGTCGGGGCGTTTGGAGCGCCACCGGTGCTCGGCGGGTGTGGACTTCGCTCGGACGTGGACGAACAGGAGCTCGACGGCGAGCGGGCCGCGGTAGGGGGTGCGGCGGCCGGCGTCGTGGAGGGCGAGGAACGCGCAGGAGGCGACGTGGTCGCGCCAGTTGTGGAACTTCTGGCGTTGGCCGGCGGTGCGGCCCTCGAGCACGACGATGCGCTGGGCGCGCTGGTTCCACGTCGCGCTCTTCGACCCTTGGGGTGTGGGGTCGCCGTCGACGAAGAACGTGAGCGTGTCTCTCACTGGCCGAAGAGGCCTTCGGCTGCGCGGCGCCGGCGGGCGTCGATGGTGGACTCGTCCGGCGGACCGGACGGTGTGGCTGCCTCAGGCTCCGCGATGTCGCACAGCTGGTAGACGCCGTGCTTCACGCGGTGCACGACGTCGTTGGTGCGGAGCGCGGCGAGCGCGCGGCTGATCGAGGTGGGGTTGGAGGTCGGGAGGTGCTCGGCGAGCTGAGGGGCGGTCCACGTGCGGTCGCGGTCGGCGCGCATGACGTCGAGCACGCGGTCCTCGAGCGAGCGCCACACCGGCATCGAACGCTCCGGCTGGGGTTCGGGGTCGGGTGGGTTGGGGGCGGGCTCGAGCTCGGCGTCGGTGAGGACCACGCTGTCGTTGGTCATGGTGTCGCTGGTCGTGTCGTGGGTCGGGTCCTCACCTCCCACCGGGCTGTCGTCGCCCGCCCCCTCTGCTGGTGTGGCGTAGAGCGCTCGGATCGCGGCGCGCTGCCAGTCCAGGAGCTCGAGGCCGAGGTCCTCGGAGGCAGCGATGATCTGCTCGGCCGGCGTGCTCCTGAGGCGCGTAGCGAGTTGCTGTGCCCGTTCGTCGAGGGTGCTGCGCAGCCGCTGGAGGTCGGTCTCCGTCGGTGTGGTCGCCCGGACCATGTCGATCGGGGTGACGGGTCCGCCGGTGGCGAGGGGGCGGAGGGCGACGGTGAGGGTGAGTCGGCCGTCGACGATGTCGACCTGGGCGGTGCGGCCGCGCAGCGCGGTCCACATCGACTCGAGCTCGGCGGGGACGTCGATCGACGCGGTGATCGTGGGGACGGTCATGCTGCGAGCTCCTCTTGGATGCGGCGGTCACGGTGGCGGGCGCGGCGGATCCGGGCGCGGCTGGTGGCGGAGTGGCCGCCGAACATGCCGTAGGGCTCGCGCAGGTTCGCGGTGAGGCAGTCGTCGGAGACGGGGCAGCGGGCGCAGATCGCGCGGGCCTGGTCGAGCTCGACGCTCCCGACGTCCGCGAAGAACAGGTCGGTGTCGGCTCCGAGGCATTCGGCCTGGTCGGTCCAGTCGGGCGGGTCGCTGGCCGGCAGCGGCGGGAGCGGCACGGCTTGGATGGCGTCGGAGGATGAGCGGGCGATGCGTTTCTGGGAGCGGCCGTGGACGCCGAGCACGGAGTAGGCGGTGCTGACCGAGATGCCGGCGGCTGCGGCGGCGTCGGTGAGCGCACCGCCGCGGGCGCGGTACTCGTGGAGGTGGGAGCGCGCGGCGTCGGTGGGGACGAGCTCGTCCTCGAACGGGGTGACGGTGGCCATCAGTTGGCCCGCGCGACCCTGGCCGCGTTCCACCGGCCGAACGCTGCCGCGGTGGAGCCGGCGACCTGGAACACCGCGGTGGAGAACTCGGCGATCGTCTCGGCGTCGGGGTCGCGGGGGATGAAGTCGAAGGGGGTGGCGGTCTCGTCGCCACCGATCCGGTTCGCTGCGGCGGTCACCGCGCGGACCGCCGCGACGGCTGCCGCGCCACTGCGATCGTTGCGGGCGAGTTCGTCGACGTTGAGGACGTTGCCGTCCCTGTCGGCCAACAGCATGCCGATCGGCGCTGGGTTGTGCGCCGTCATCGTGTGGATCATCGCCCCGGACGTGGTGATCAGCTGGACCAGGTACGGCAAGGTGTCGTCGGCGTCCAGCGCCTCGAACGTCGACGTCGACGCCTCGACCACCTCGTCGGATGGGTTCGCGCATGCGGCGAAGAACCAGGCGACCGCAAGGTTGATCGGGCTCTCGGCGAGGAACGCCGTCCAGTCGTCGGTGGTGAAGTCGGCGCCGAGCGGGAGCGGCGGAAGATCGGGCATGGCGATGGGTTCCTCTCGTTCGATGGGGCGGTGACCCCGGGCCGCGCGGGTGGACGCAGCCCGGGGTCCGGGTGGTGGTCAGATGCTCGGGACGCGCAGCACGACGGTCTCGAGCGCTTCGCCGACGGACTCGACGAGCTCACCGAAGAGGGTTCGCTCGACGTCGTCGGGCTGATCGAGGCGCCATCCGAGGAACAGCTCGCCGGCGTGGTCGCCGGAGCCGATGCGGTAGCGGAGGCGGGCGGTGGTCGAGATGAGCTCGCCGCCGCGGAAGACACGCACTGCGATGGTGAACCGCTCGGGGATCTCCAGCTGGCCGGTCTTGCCGGCGCTGGCCTGCTCGTCCTCGTCGAAGATCAGCGACGTCGAGCCGGACGCGAGGGTCGTGGCGCGCTTGAACCGCAGGGAGCGCTGGGCGCTGAACGTCTGGGCCAGCTCGAGGAGCTCCGCCGCGGGCGGGTCGGTGATCTCGTTGAGGTGGTCCTCGATGAACTCGGCGAACACCGCCTGGGGGACGAGCTTGCCGGATCCGCTGCGCCACGCGTCCCACTCCGGGGTGCGCTCCACAGCGCACACGACGCCGTAGTCGGCGTGGCCGGTGGTGTCGCCGTGGGGCGGGTTGAGCACCGCTCGGATTCGCAGGCCGCGCTCTGAGGCGTGGAGCTCGATCGGGTCGTCGCCGAGCTGGCGGGCCTTCACCGCGTCGATGAACGAGTCGGTGTTCTCCACCTCGAGCGTGCCGCTATGCCGGCGGGGCCGCTCGAGCAGCTCGTGAGCGAGGCGCTGGAGGTCAACCGGGTGGTGCGACCAGCCCGGCGGAAGCGCGTCGACGACCACTGCCGGCACGCCGTCATCGGTGAGCAGCTCAACCGACGGGGTGATGATCCGTTGCGGCTGGGGCACCTCTTGGACCACCGCAGGGGTGGCCAGCTGGCCGGCGATCGATGCCACCTCGAGGGCGGTCGATTCGGTGTCGAGTTCGTTGGGGACGGTCACTGGCTGGGCTCCTCGGTGGTGGTGTTGTCGGGATCGGTGTCGACGTCGCGGGGCAGCGGCACCGTCGGCACGGTGAAGTCGCGGGCCTCTTCGCGGCCTGTGGCCATGTCGCGGGCGACCATCGGCGGGGCGTAGGGGTCGTCGCGGTGGAGTCCGCCTTGGCGGTCGGGGAAGTAGATCGAGAGCGCCGGGCCCGGCTCCGGTGGCTTCGCGATGACGCGGGTGCCGACGAGCACGTTGCGGGTGTTGTCCTTGCCGGCCGGGGCGATCTGCACCTCGAGGGTGACCTTGCCCTTCTGGCCGAGCCGCACGACTGTCTCGACGGTCGCCGCGATCGCGGCGGTCATCTCGTCGTCGGTGGTGCCGCGGTCTTGGGCCTTGATCCAGTCCGAGAACTGGGTGAGTCCGTCAGCCACTCGTGGCCTCCTCTGATGGGTTGGTGGTGAAGAGCTCGCACGCGGGCCACGACACGCGGATGTCGGACGCGGCGGAATGGGACTGGCCGAGCCGGTGCACCGCGCACTTCCAGAACCGGCGCGGTGTCCCGTAGGCGAGGGGGCTGGTGAGCGAGCTGTGTGCGCAGTCGCGGCACGTGAGCCCGCCCGGGCGGATCCGCCGGTGGGTCGCGGGGTGCACGCCGCGGGCGATGAGCTCGGCGTTGCGCCGGGTCCGGCGGGCCGTGTCGGACAGTGGCTCCGGCGCGGGCAACGGTTCGGCGACGGCGAAGAGCCGCGGCTGGCCGGTCACCCGACGCTCCGGAGCATCGACACGCACGCGACGCCTGCGGTCGCGACGATCGAGCATGACGCCACCACGATCAGGAGGACGACCCCGCCGAGCTTCACCGTGGCGAGCCGCGCAGCGGCGCGCTCAGCGCGGGCCCACTCCTCGAGCGGGTCACGGTCGCGGCGGCGGGGGCGGGTCGTCATCGTCACGCGGCCACCTCGGTCGGGAACTCGTGGAGGTGGAAGGTCGTGTCGTGCACCGCGACGTACTCCGACGCCCGCGGCAGGATCATGTGGAATTCGAGCTCCGCCGGCAGCAGCGCGTCGCGGGCGTCCGCGAGCTCGTCCCACGTCGGGTAGCGGAGCGCCTGCCGGGGGCCGTGCGGCTGCCACGACACCGAGAGGTGGAGCAGCCCGTTGTCGACCGTGCGCAACGCCCGGAGCACGCCGTCGCTCACCGGCCGGACCCACATGTGCGGGTCGACCATGCTGGGTAGGTCGAGCCCGGTCGCCGGCTGGATCTCCTCCGTCACCTCGCGCCAGCTCGAGCGCGGCCTCGTGATCGGCTTGCGGCCACCGAGACTCATGCCGCCGCCCGATCTGCGCAGTCATCGAGCAGGTCCCAGCGCGGCAGGTAGGTGATGGTCAGCGCGCCGACGTACGCGAGGACCGACCCGTGGGCGCGCTCGGCGTGCAGTTCGCGGATCTGTCGGGCGAACTCGATGCGCAGCGTCGCCGCTGCGCAGGAGCGGCCGCCGCCGGCGACGCTCATCGTGTCCATGCACATCGCGAAGACCACGGCGTCGACGTCGGAGTAGGACCGCGGACGACCAGGACCTGTGATGGAGCCGCGGTCATCGGGCAGCACGTCGAGCCAGCGGCGCGTGTACGCGGTGACCCGGTGCATCGGCATGCCGAGCCGCTCGGCGAGCTCTGCGCACCTCATCGGTCCGCCTTCCGGGTCGTGCGCACCGCGGTGTCGGCCTCGTGCTGGGCGACGACGTGCTGGAGCTCGTCACGCCGCTCCTCCGCCGCGGTCGCACGGCGACGCGCGGGCCGGGCGAAGAGCCAGTCGTTCACGACCGCGCCCCCGATCGAGGCGAGCATCATCGACGCGGCGTACTGGCCGAACGTCATGACACCCTCCGAGGGTCCGGGTCACCAGCACGCGCGAACCGCGCGGCAGCGATGCGCGTGCGCGCCGGTTCCGGCCACGACTCCGCGGCGAGGAACTGCTCGAGCTCGAGCACCCGCGCCTCGAGCCCGGACACCCGGTCCGACACGACGGCGGCGTCGGTGCTCGACGACGGAAGGACCTGGATCCGGGCGCCGCCGTTGCGGTCGACGGAGCGCACGAAGTCGCGGCGCAGCCGGCGCCGGTGCAGCCACCTCACACCGCCTCCAGACAGCGCCACCCGGCAGGGTCCTGGAGCCGGTAGAGCGGGTTGACGATGCGGTCGCCGTCATCGAACTGGACGGCGAAGTACCAACAGAGGTGGTTCGGTTCGTCGAAGACCATCACCGACGCGTGCGGGGCGACGCACAGCCTCCGCTGCGGGTCGTAGCAGTGGGCGGAGATCCTGATCGATCTGTCGCCGCGGAGAGGCTCGTAGACCTGAGGCTCGCCCCACGTGAGGGTGTGCTCGGCGAGCCCGCAGATGAACGCGACCAGGTGCTCGAGCATCACGCGACCTCCGCCGGGTCGATCGCCGTGCGGCTCCACGTGCCGCCGCCGCCACCGGCGTCGTCGTGGAGGGTCCACGTCCCGTCGTCATGCATGCGCACCGTGACGTGCCGAGAGCCCCAATTGCGATACACGCAGTGGCGGATCTCCTGGCACGCGTCGTCGATCGTGCGAGCGGCGAACTCGATCTCGCCGGCGTTGTCGAGTGCGCCGACCCGGTCGATCTTGATCAGGTAGAGGTGGCCGGCGTTGAACACCGCTCGGCTGACCGCGGCGGGCGGCTCGTAGTGCGCATCGCAGCACGCCGCGACGTGCCACGTCTCCGCGCGGCACACCCGGCACGCCGTCCCCTGGTCACGGGGCTGCACGGTCGTCGGGTCGACACCGACCGCGACGAGCTCGCGGTGATCCCGCGACGTGTGGAAGTCACCCGTGGGCCAGTGGTTGGCCTGGAGACCGAGCGCCGCGGCGAGCTCGTCGACCAGGCCGCGGAGCTCGGCCACATCGGGGCGGCCGTGCACAGCGATCGAGCGGTCCGAGAGCGCGTTGCCGATCTGGCCCAGCACGAACGCCGGTGACCGCTGCTCCTCGATGATGTCGGTGGTGGGCATGTAGGTTTCCTCTCGTCCTGGCCTCCACCTCCGACGCCTGCCAAGACTTCGGGGGGTGGGGGCCGGTTCTGTTCTTCGGGCGGGTCCGCTGGCCGGGCCCCATCACGCCGGCCAGCGGGGAACGTGTGCGCTCGACGGCGCTGGAGCCCCGGCCCACCTCCCTGGGAGAGGAAGGGTGGGATGGTGCGGGCGGTGGACCCGGGCACCAGCGACGTCGAACACGCGCGGCATCAGGCGGCGGGCGGAGCGGGTCCCTGCTCGTGCCCCGATGCCGGCACGAGCCGGAGCCGCGGGCGGGTGTCGTACTCGGACAGGTACCGGCCGGTCAGCTCGCTCTCGGGGATGACCATCGTCCGCGGGCCGAGCACGACCACCCGGATCAGGTCGTTCTCGATCGCGGACCGCACCGTGTTCGGCGCGCAGTCAGCGCGCTCGGCGAACTCCGAGATGGACAGGAACCCCGTGCGCCCCTCGATCTGGTCGAGTCGAGCGTGAATCGCGGCGAGCTCGTCGCGGTAGCCGCGCTCCACGTCGACCAGGTCGAGCACCAGCGTCTCGAGCGGCCGCCCTCGATCGCCGCTCACGCCGCGACCTGCTCGATCGGGAACAGGATGTGCACGCGGGTCCGGAGGATCGACGCGAGCGCAGCCTGCACGTGTGGGCGGGGGGCGCACTCTGCGCGGAGCCACGTGCCGATGGCCTGCTCGGTGACCGCGATGCCACGGTCCGCGAGCTCCAGGCGGAGGTCCTTGCGGGACAGCCCGTGGAGATCCATCTGGTCACCGAGGTTCTCGGCGCAGCGCTCCCGGTAGAGCACGTTCGGGTCGGTGCCTGAAGTGGTCACAAGTGCACCTTGCCGGATCTGTCACGAAATGGCAAGTGCAACTTGTTAAATCTGTGGCTGTGAAGTCGGTCACAAGCGGCCGGGCTCGAACCCCAAGCGTGTAACTACACTCACAAGATGTTCTTGTTGCAGGGCTCGTCACCTTCATCGCCATGAACCCGACACCCGAGCAGCGCCAGGCCTTCGGCGAGCTCGTACGCACCGCCCGCCGCAACGGCCGCATGTCCCAGCGGACCCTCGCCGGCCATCTCGACGAGATGGGCTTCGACGTCTCGGGCTCGGCAGTCGGCGGGTGGGAGCGAGGGGAGTACGCGCCGAGTTCGGCGCCGCTCGTGCTCGCGATCGCCGACACGCTCGGCGTCGACCGCACCACGCTCGTTCGCTCGCTCGGTTCGTCGATGGTCGTGTCAGCTGACGAGGACGAGCTCGAGGACATCGGCCGCCGCATCGCCTACGGGATACCGCTCGACGACGGGGCCGCCGCGGCGATCGAGACACTCGACGTGACGGCCCTCACCCTGAGCATCGTCAACTCGCTGGTCGACCGGGTGAACGAGCTCGAGGAGCGGCTCGCCGCCGCTCCGATCGGTCGGCGCCTGAGCGACGAGGAGCAGGAGCGGCTACGACGGGCGGGGGTGCTCCGCCGCGGCGATGACGGCGTCGGCGATCAGAGCCAGGCCGTGGCGAACGGTGAGTAGCGTTGCGTCGAGCACCTCACGTTCGGCGGCGAGCTCGGCCTCGAGCTGGCGGATCCGTCTATGCGCAGCAAGGTCGATGACCTCTGCCGCCTCTCCTGTTCTGGTTGTGCCTTCCACCGAGATTCGTTCGGCCGTCGGGTCGTGGTGTCGAGCCATGCCCGGCGACCGTGCGCGGTGCCCTCGCCGGCGCAATCGCCGGTTCGGCGGCACTCGCCCGTAGCCTGCACTCCCGAGAGGAAGGGGAACCACATGGCTGGTTCAACACCGGAGCAGCGGCTCCGATCGGTGCGCCGTCAGATTGCGGCGTGGTCGGTGATCAGCGCTGCGCTGTTCATCGTGTGCGCGTTCGCGACCGTCGCCGCGGTGGCGAACGACACCGGCGGCGCCTGGATCGTCGGCGTGGTCGCTGCGCTCGCTCTCGCCGCGTTCGTCTACCTCCGATCACTGCGAGCTCGGATCAGCTGACCTCGTCGAGCAGGCGCCCCCAGAGCAGCGCGGCGTCGCGGTCGGCGGAGATGAGCCACGCGGTGTAGACGTCGAGCGTCATCGCGGTGGTGCTGTGGCGGAGCCGGCCGGCGACGGTCTTCGGGTCGATGCCCGCGGCGATCATGTGCGTCGCCGTCGCGTGGCGCAGGTCGTGGAAGCGGACGCCGGTCAGCCCTGCTCGCTCGGCGACCAGGCGCCACCGGCCCGTGATCGTGTCCGGACTGACGGGTCGGTCCCAGTCGCGGCGCGCGGGGAAGATCCAGTCGGTCGCGCTGAGCCGGCCGCGGCCGAGCTCGAGCGCGGTGACCTGCTGGACGCGGCGCCACTCGTCGAGCGCGGCGGCGGTGCTGGGATCGATCGCGAGTACCGCGGTCGCTCCGGTCTTGGTGCCCTTCACGCCGACCGGTTCGCCCGGCAGTTTGTACGCGGCGCGGCGGATGGCGAGCGTGGTGAGCTCGAGCGCTTCGACCTCTCCGATGTCGCCCCACTGGAGCGCGGCGATCTCACCGCGGCGGGCGCCGGTGGCGATCGCCACCCGGATGATCGTGGCGAGCATGAGGTCCGGGCGCGACCTGCGGCCGCCCGACGGCGCGAGCGCCACCTGCTGGGCGTACGCGATCTGAGCGAGGGTCGGCACCGACCTCTCGGGACGATCGCCGCGCGGACGCCGGGCCTTGGTCGCTGGGTTGCCGGCGAGCAGCTCGAGCTCCACAGCGTCCTCGAGCATCGCGTGGAACACCGAGTGCACCTTCGCGACCGTCCCCGCAGACAGCGGTGCGCCGCCCTCTCCGCCGCGTGCTCGCAGCTCGGCGTAGAAGTCGCTGATCTGCGCTCGGCGCAGCGCCACCACGCTCACAGCGCCCATGTGGGGGTCGATGTAGCGGCTGACGGTGCCCGCGTTGTCCTGCGCGGTCTTCGGCGCCCACTCCGACGCTCGGAGGCGCAGCCACCGAGCGGCCAGATCGCCGACAGTCATCTCGCCGGGAGGTGCTGGGGGAGCGAACCGCTCGGCCCGGAGCTCGTCGGCCTGGGCGACGAGCTTCGCGAGCTCGCGGCCGGCCGCGCGGTCGCTGCCGCGGAACGTTCTCGAGACGTCGTGCCGCTTGCCGTCGGTGCCGCGACCGAGGTGGACGCGCAGCTCCCACACGCCGGGCGCGCGCTCGCGCTTGGTGCCTGCCAT